ATGCTTCTTCAATAATTAACGGTATGGAGGACTTCCCCATACCGTTAGTGCCAATAATTTGAGTTACTGTATTTTCTTGTAGGTCTAATACATTGTTAGAGCCATAGCTAAAACAATTATCCCACTGCAACTTTTTGAGCGTAATCATTAAAAGTACCTACTATACTTTGTATTTTATCTTCTTCTAATTCCAAGATGTATGCAAGATATTCTGCTAGTTCTTCTTGGATGCTCATATCTTTTTCTATTACTAAGGTTGCTTCACTACTACGCTTTACAACTTTTTTATCTAGCAGTTCACTGTTTTTAATTGCTGCTAGATCCTGAATATCGCCCTCTATCTCATAGATTGTATGATGAAAGTCTGTAGGAATCATTTCAGTTGGATCAGATACAGTTTTACGAAGTAGCTGTGGTAGATCAAACGGTTCCCAAATCCAAGACCAATCATCTGGATTAATTAAGATATAGCCTGTCTTTACCTCCGTTCTGTGAAAGGAGGTAGTCATAGGCGATCCAGGATATACAATATTTCTTTGTGTATTACTATGTGCGTGTAAATCGCCTGCAAAGACGATTGGAAAGTCCTCAAATCTGTCTAAGTCCACCTCTGGCTTGACGTGCGGAGGTATCTCTCCTCGTACATGAGTAAACAATGGTTCTGTTTGTACAAACTTTTCAATGCTTCCTTTTCTATGTAGGTCGGCGTAAGGAAGAACGCCAAAACCAAAATCGGAATCATGATACGAAATATCCACTATTTGTACTAAAGGATTAATATCTCTACTAACCTGCTTTAGTTGAGTAAAAAATGTTTTGTTTTTCTTTGTAGCTTCGTGGTTGCCATCATAGATAAGAGTTGGAACTGTAACTTCCCGAATAAACGAGAAGTACAGCTCCAGTTCTTCCATGTTTGGCAGACGGTCAAAAAGATCTCCGCCTATGATATGCATGTTGCATTGTTTTTCAAGGCTATGAACTTGCTCGAAAAACATTTTGTAGCGGTTTAGTGCCCACTCTCGTGGCACATTCTTTTGACCTAGCTTTAAGTGCCAGTCTGCCGTAAAGAGAATCATGAAATAGCAAACTCCGCATCAAGTGCTTCTTCATCAATTTCATTTGTTGCGGGCTGTCGAATACGATCCAACAGCTCTTTTTGAGCATCAGGAGTAGGACGAGGCATAACATCATCCATAGACTTCAGAGAAGCTACAAGCTCCTGCTCATCATCAGTTAGAGCACGAGGCTTGCACTTCAGTACTTGAAGTTGATACTCTACATTGTAAGCCAGCGGGCCAGTCTTAACTCGCTTGAACTTAACATCCCAACCAGTCTCAGGATCAGTAGGATCTCCAAGATCCTCTGCAGCAGTAAGGATTTGCTCCCACAGCTTCTTCTTGAGATTGATTACTTTGACTTCGCCATTGTGAATGCACTGCATTACATAGCTCCAGCCACACTTCAGATCAGGGTAGTACTCACGAACCCAGTCTTTTTCCTTGTTGTTAAATCGCTCTTCATTGCGATCAAATGATAGACATTCCAGAGGAATATTCTTATCATTCTCTCCTGTAACCCAATATACATATCGAGCAAGAATATCGCCTACGAGACGAACTGAGTTGTCACCATCTTGATAACCGAAAGTGGTGATGTTAGATTTTTGGGCAGCGCCCTTTGACTTGTTAAAGCTTAATGCCATTGTGTTTTCTCCTTTGGGACTTCTTCATATAAGAAATGTACTTGATCATCCTCAATATAAAGTAGCCTATCTTCTGGTTGTTCTAAGTGTTCAAAAGGATCTATTGGACATTCCAAAAGATCTAGTGTTGTTTTGTCATTAACTAAAAACTCTGCCAAAGACCTTATACTAGCTAAGGCCAGATACAGAGCAACGTCACGACGTGTATGTCTAAATGAATTGTACAAAAGAACATCGGGATGTGCCAAGAATGAATCGCCTGTAAAATTTAAGTCAGAAAAACGGTAGATAGGATCAAACCTATTTTCCGGTACAGACTTTTTTACAAGCATCTCAAATATCAAGAAGATAGTACTTGGTTTTCCCGCCGATACGGTAAAGATTTTTTGCCAGTCATATAGAAGCATATATTATACTAAAAATTAAGATTATTGTCAAGAATTATTTTTCTATGTTTGAGTTATTTTCCAACCCTGCTTTATATAGTAACCCATTCTATTTGAAGCCTGCTTTCGAGCAGTATTTCCTTTTAAGTGAACATCTACTATTACAGGGGTTTGTTTTCCTTCTTGCTCTCGGATGACTCTTCCGATAAGCTGGGTGAGGAGTGGTTCGTTGTTGATAGGGGTACCGAGTATAAGGACAGAGAGGGAATTGACTGAAATCCCTTCACTAAATATCGCTTGAGTACCAAACAGTATGTTTTTATTTCCGTAGTTAATTTGCTCAAGAAGGGTTTCACGTTCTTCATGAGGTACTTCTCCTGTTACACAAATTGCAGTTTCTCCAACTAATGCTGAACAGTTTTTTAGAAAGTTCACTCGGTCTGAGACTACTAATACTTTGTGTCCTTTTGCAGCGTAAAAAGAAGATAACATAGCAATCATATGCTTATATTCTTCATCATTTGCAAGACTTGTTACTCTATTTGCCCAAGGTATTCTAGCTCCGTCCATAAAACGAACATCTGACTTGATTACATGAACTTGGGGTGTCATAAAATTTTCTTTTGGGGGTTTAAATACTTTACTTCCAAAGTAATCACGAAATACCACGTGCTTACCGTCTTTTCTCTCAATAGTGCCTGATAAACCTATCTTGTATCTTGCATAGTTTGTGTCGATAATTTTGGAAAAAGTTGGACTACTTACATGGTGCATTTCATCAAGAATAACTGTACCGAACTCTTTTTGAATCTTTGGAATGTTTCGATAGAGACTCTGTGTATTTCCAATTACAATTGGAGGTTCAATATCAAACTTACCGCTTCCTATGATGCCAGGTGTAAATCCGTAGACTTTCTCTACTTCTTTTGCCCATTGATTCCGTAGGGGTACAGTATGCACAACTACAAGTGTTTTTTGTCCAAGTTTTCCGGCTATCGCCAACCCCGTGAAAGTTTTTCCCCAACTTACCCACGCATTGATGATACAATTATCATCGAGTTCATCGTAGACGGCTCGTTGAGACTCGCGGAGTACAAACTTAAAATCAGGAAAATCAACAGGCACCATAATCCTCTTGTCAACAATTTCATATTCATTTGGTATAAGATCCGTTCTTCCTATGGGTATTGTTACTAAGTTTTCTCGTACCCGAGCCATATTTTTAATAATGATCGGAGGATCATTAGGATTACGTGGCATAATCTTGTATGTAAGTTCCTTAGAGATTTTCTCCCTAAGTTCAAGATTACACTCTAAATAAATTCTATTACTAATTACTGCTTTCACTTTAGAATCTTTGTAATTGTTGTAATCTATTTTCCATTACTGTTCTTTCGATACACATACAATCTGCATTTCTTCTATCATGTCCTTCACACCAATAAACCTCATCTTCTCTACAGCCATGTTTGTCATATAAAGGTTTATCTGCATTGAATTTAGACATTGTATCTAAAACTTCGGCAGTCGTACAACCTGTAAGCACATACAATATCAATAGAACTATAACTACAATATCAAGTCTTTGTGATAGTTTCATATCCTTCTTCTCGTCGGTTTTTGATAAGTTTCTGAATAATTATACAATATCCACGGCCAAGATTCAACGTGTAAAACACCCGCCCAAGTCATTTCCATGGGCGGTGGACGAGGAATTGTAAACGGTGAATTAATATCTTTTAGCCACAACACTGAGGCTACCCCCTTCTGTTCTATTTTTCTTATCTTGTAATACTTTAAAGCAGAATTTCTTGTCTTTTGATAAATAAAAGGTGTGCCCTCTGTGTCTATAAAAGTTTTGTCATTCTGCTTTAAAATACCTGCAAGACTTGGTATTGAATGTTTCAATGGAAACAAATCAAAAGATGTTTGTGCTCGGCGTATACCAAGAGTCTTTCCTGGCTGGTTTTTGTCATCTAAAACTTTATTATCTAAGAATAAAAGCCCGTCTACAAGCTCCCAATTACTGTTTGGCAACTTGTAGACAGGAAACTTTATTTTTGTTAAATTGTTATAGTTTACTATCAAAGATAGGACTTCTCGTATTTACCCATTGAATAATCTTCCCCGACTTCAAAGTCACAACCAACCGGAGCCCCTGGAATAGACACGCCTCTGTCCATCTGTATAAACTTCTGTAACATTTCTGAGTAAAAATCAATTTCATCTTCTGGAACTTCTGCCAGAATTGAGTCGTGTACTAAAGCAAAGATTCTTGCTTTCATTCGTTGACTCTTGATGAATTGACCCATATCTATGGCACCGAGCAAGTTGATATCACTAGCAGTAGACTGCACCAGAAAATTAAGACCACTCCTAATGCTATGACTCTTGATGCCCGCGTCTGACGATGTGACATTAGGCAACCTCCTTTTCCGGCCAAAGAAACTATAAATGAATCCATTTGCTTCAATAAACTTTTGATTATTATCAATCCACTTTCTTAGTTTGTGGAAAGATTCAAAGTAGTCATCAATAACTTCTTTTGCCTCTTGTTGGCTGAAGTAGGTGCCCGAGTCTTTAGTAACTTGCTCACTAATCTTCTTTGGCCCCGCGCCATACATAATACCAAATGTCACTGCTTTTGCAGCCTGCCTTTGTGTTCCATAAAGCTCTGCTACCTCTTCTACTTCGCATGGTAGTTTAAAAACTGTTTTTGCAATCGTACTGTGAAAGTTGCCACCACTACGAAATACATTCATCAGAGCTTCATCTTCTGCAAGTTTTGCTGCAACATATACTTCTGCAGTAGTCAAGTCCATTGCCACAATTTTATGACCTGGAGCCGCTTTGATACATCCCTTTACAATAGGATTATCACGAGGCAACTGCTGCATATTTAGTTTACCACTACTTGACAATCTACCGGAAGTAGTGCCATGTAGATTGAAATTTGTTCTTAGACGACTATCTTTGTTTAGCTGTGGAATAATCTTGTCTAAGTA